GGGAAAATTCACCGCTTCAAGTCAGGCACCAAAGGTTCACCAGGCCACGGTGACAAGCCCGGCTGGTACTTGGTATTCGGGGACGGCATCCCAGCCGGTCGGTTCGGCTGCTGGCGCGCAGGCATGGAAGTGACCTGGCGCGCAGACGTAGGACGCAAACTCAGCCAGGCCGAGGAAATGTCCCATGCCCGGCGCCTTAGCGAGGCCAAAGCCTTACGCGATGCAGCTCTGGAGCGGCAGCACCAGGTGGCCAGCGATACGGTGGAGAAAATTTGGACCACGGCCAACTCGGCAAGCGCAGAGCACCCCTACTTGGCAAAGAAGGGAATCAGCGTCCACGGTGCACGAATTACCGGCGACGGAAGGCTCATGGTTCCACTCTACGACCAGGACGGCAGCCTGGCCAGCCTTCAATACATCGACCATGAAGGCGGCAAGCTCTACCATCCAGGCGGACAGACAGGCGGAAAGTTTTGGATGCTCGGCACCACAGACGAACCCGGCACCCTATACGTCGCCGAGGGCTTCGCAACCGCAGCCACCATCCACGAAACCACCGACAGGCCCGTCGTGGTGGCCTACAGCGCCAGCAACCTGGTTCCGGTAACTGGTACGCTCCGGGAAATATACGGCGCAACCCAGGACATCGTGATCGTGGCAGACAATGACAAATCAGGCGTCGGCCAACGATACGCAGAACAGGCCAGCGCCAAATACGGCGCCCGCATGGTCATGCCAGCCATAGAAGGCGACGCCAACGACTACGCCCAGGCAGGCCACAATTTAGCGGCACTCCTTCTCCCCCCTCCCAACGACTGGCTCATTCCAGCAGACGATTTTTGCGCCCAGCCCAGCCCCATCAGTTGGCTGGTCAAACGCTGGATTCAGTCCCAGGCCTTGGTAATGGTTCACGGCCCAAGCGGTGGCGGCAAGACATTTGTGGTGCTCGACTGGTGCTTGCGCATGGCCAGCGGCATCGAGGACTGGGCAGGCCACAAAGTCCGGCCAGGCAACGTGGTTTATCTAGCAGGCGAAGGCCACCACGGCCTGCGCGGCAGGGTAGCAGCCTGGAAACACTACAACCAGGCAGGCAAACTGGCCATGTGGCTCTCCAAAGACGGCTGCGACCTCAACACCCCGGCAGGATATTTAAAGGTAGTCGAGCAAGTCCGAATGCTGCCAAACAAACCGGATGCAATCGTGGTCGATACCCTGCACCGTTTCCTATCAGGCGACGAGAACAGTGCTCAGGATGCTAAAACCATGCTCGACGCCTGCAATGCCTTAATGATGGAATTCAATTGCTCGGTTATTTTGGTGCATCACACCGGCGTCAGCGAAGAGGCACAGCACCGGGCCCGTGGATCCAGCGCCTGGCGCGGCGCCTTAGATATTGAGATCAGCATCGTTCCCGGCAAAGACGACAAGCCAATGGAGATTGTCCAACGCAAGAGCAAAGACGCAGAAATGGCCGAGACCGTTTTTGTATCGCTGCACCAGGTCACCATCCCCGGCTGGTACGACGAGGACAATCAGCCGGTTACAAGCGCAGTAGTCGTGCAGGCCCAGGCCCCAGCAGAGGCCAAGAAAGACAGCAAGATCGACAACCACCGCAAGACCTTCGAGAACGCATGGTGGGCATCCGGAGCCGAAGAGCGTAATGGTTTACCCTACCTTAGCCGCTCGGCAATGACAGACTATTTGGTGCAAAAACTTGCCGTCAGCGAGGCTTCGGCCAAGCAATACATCAAGCCAAGCGCTCCAGGAAAGCCAATTTCTGACCTGCTAACCTCCCAAATCATTGAGGCATTCGAACACGGCTGGGTCGTCATCGACAACACTCAGGCCAGCGCAATGCTCATCAGAAAGACCATGCAATGAACAAAGTTATCCACAGGTTATCCACAGATGGAAAAAAGGTAACTGGTAACTGTAACGGAAAAAAACGATACGAGTTACCTCGGCAAAAGCATCGATTTTAGGTAACTTTTGGTAACACACCCCTTTAGGGGTGTTACCAGTTACCGGTCGTTGCAACGAAATTCGCTACCAACCAAGCAAGCAGGAATTGAAAAAGTTATCCACAGGCAGAAAAGGAAATGAGCATGAAGCAAAACATCGACCCGCCGAACTTTGAGCGGTGGCAGAAAGAGACCTTAGTCAAGTTTGCGCATGAGTGCTACGCTGCACTTGTTGCACAGCAGCAAGCATGCGAGCAACTCAGGCTTGATTTAAAAGATGCCATGAAGCTGGCACGAATCCAAAACATGAAGGACAATCAGGCATGACCACAAAAACACACAATCGCAAAGGGCTATTCATGAAAGCAACCCTAATGGCTTTTCTTTTAGCAGCCAGCGCCAGCCAGGCCCAAACCTACACGACGCAATGCTTCAAAAAAATTGATGGCAGCGTCATCTGTACTATTCGCAGCGGAATGGGAAGTTTTTAAATGTCAATGATTCAACACAATCCCGCCGACAAGGTTGAGCGCTGGGACATTACCCGCCTGGTACCCTACGCACGCAACAGCCGCACGCACAGCGACGAGCAAATCGGCCAGATTGCGGCCTCAATCAAAGAATGGGGCTGGACTACCCCTGTCCTGGTTGACGAGGCAGGAAGCATCATTGCTGGCCACGGCAGGACGCTTGCAGCTCAGCGGCTCAAGATGACCGAGGTTCCCGTGATGGTGGCCTCCGGCTGGTCAGATGCAAAGAAGCGGGCTTACATCATTGCCGACAATAAGCTGGCGCTGAATGCTGGGTGGGACAATGAAATGCTGGCGCTTGAGTTGGGTGAGTTAAAAGATTTAGGTTTTAATTTAGAGTTAACCGGCTTCAGTAAAGATGATATTGCAGCCTTCATGCCAATTGACCCGGACGACAATGGCGAACTTGAAAGCAAGTACACCAAGAAGATCGACGCGCCGATCTACCAACCCACTGGCGACTGCCCACCCACAGCAGTTCTCTACGATTCGGCCAAGTACACCCAGCTGACAGCTCAGATTAACCAGAACAACGACCTGGCGCCAGAGATAAAAGAGTTTTTGCTTTTAGCAGCCACCAGGCACATCCGCTTCGACTTCGAGCAGATTGCAGAGTTCTACGCTCACGCAGACCCAGACACTCAGCAGCTCATGGAGGATAGCGCTCTCGTCATCATCGACTTCGACAAAGCCATTTCTGGCGGCTACGTCAAACTCTCCCAGGCCATGGGCAAGATTTACGCCAGCGAGAAGGGCGGAGACCAATGACCACAGAGGAACGGCGTTTTGCAGTTTTTATACTCACCCATGGTCGAGCTAATTGCGTTTACACCTACGAGGCTCTTAGAAAATCAGGTTACACCGGCGACATCTACCTCGTATGCGATGACGAGGACAAGCAGATCAAGCAATACCTGGCGCTCTACGGCATCGACTCCGTGATCGTCTTCAACAAGCAAGAGGCCATCGACGACACCGACAGCGGCGACAACCTCAAAAAGCGCAACAGCGTCGTTTATGCCAGAAACCAGAACTTCAAAATCGCGGCCGATCTTGGGCTTACCCACTTCTGGCAGCTCGATGACGATTACAGTTATTTTGGCTATGCCACAGATAACGCAGACGAATACATCACAAAAGACATTTACACAAAAAAACTCGATGACCTGCTTTTTGCCCTTTGCGACTTTATAGATGAATCTGGCGCTCATTCCGTGGCCATGTCCCAGGGTGGCGACTTCATTGGTGGAGGCGAAGGAACTTTTGTCAAGAATATAAAGAAGGGCAAGTTCAGCCGGAAGGTAATGAACTCGTTTCTTTTTCGCGTTGGCCGGCCCGTTAAATTTATGGGCCGCATTAACGAAGACGTCAACATGTACGTCGAATGGGGCCGCCGTGGCCACCTTTTTGTTACCGTTCCACGCCTTCGCCTTTGGCAAAAAGAAACGCAAACTAACGCAGGTGGTTTGACAGAGATATATTTGGACCTTGGCACTTACGTAAAAAGTTTTTACAGTGTTTTGTATGCTCCTTCATGCGTCAGCATTGCCGAGATGGGTCGAGATGACCGAAGAATCCATCATTCAATATCATGGCGGCACGCAGTCCCCATGATTCTCGACGAGCAGCACCGCAAGCCTAGGCTTTTATCCCGCTATACCAACACAGTTCAGGAAATGTGACCATGGCCAAAATTGAAAAACCAACTCCTAAAAAGCAGGACGGAAGAAAATCCAACGGCGGCGCGCGTGAAAACGCTGGCCGAATGGCCTTCGAGCCCACCGACGCCGAGCGTAAACAAGTAGAAGCCCTGTCCGGCTATGGCCTGCCGATTGACCAGATTGGCGCGCTGGTGCGTGATGGGATTCACGTTGATACCCTGCGCGCGCATTTCAGCTCCGAGCTGGTGTCTGGCAAAGCCAAAGCCAATGGCCAGGTAGGCAAGACGCTATTCCAGAAGGCAATGGGCGGCGATACCAGCGCAATGATCTGGTGGAGCAAAACCCAAATGCGCTGGGCCGAAACCCAGAAGCACGAACTTACTGGCGCAGACGGTGCGCCTTTGGAGTTTGCCAAGATCGAGCGAGTGATCGTCAAGAATGGGTAAGGTTCTCCAACTCCAAACCCCCGAATGGGCGCTTCCACTGCTGGAGCCCAGCCGGTACAAAGGCGCATGGGGCGGCCGTGGCTCGGGGAAGTCGCACATGTTTGCCGAGTTGATGATCGAATCCCACATCATCGACCAGAAGCGGCGCAGCGTTTGCGTGCGCGAGATTCAGAAATCCCTGAGCCAGTCCGTCAAACGGCTGCTGGAGAACAAGATCGAAGCCATGAACGCCGGGGCTTACTTCGAGGTGCAGGATGCCGTCATCAAGTCCAGGAAGGCCGACGGCGCGATCATCTTCCAGGGTATGCAGAACCATACCGCCGACAGCATTAAGTCGCTGGAAGGCTACGACTGCGCCTGGGTGGAAGAAGCCCAAAGCCTCAGCCAGACCAGCCTCGACCTGCTGCGGCCAACCATCCGCAAGCCCGGCAGCGAGCTGTGGTTCACGTGGAACCCGCGCCAGGCCAGCGATCCAGTGGATACCCTGCTGCGCGGCGAAACCCCGCCAAAGAATGCCAGCGTCCTGAAAGTCAACTACACCGACAATCCGTGGTTCCCCGATGTCCTGCGCGATGAGATGGAATACGACCGCAGGCGCGACCCGGACAAGTATCAGCACGTTTGGATGGGCCAATACCTGAGCAACAGCAACGCCCGCGTGTTCAAGAACTGGAAGATTGACGAGTTCGACGCACCGCGCGACGCTATCCACCGCCTCGGCGCCGACTGGGGCTTTGCCGTTGACCCGACCACCCTGGTGCGCTGCCACATCATCGGGCGAACCCTCTACATCGACTACGAGGCCTATATGGTGGGCTGCGAGATCGTCAACACCCCTGAGCTATTCATGACCGTCCCAGAGGCCGAGAAATGGCCTATCGTGGCCGATTCAGCCCGGCCCGAGACCATCAGCCACATGCGCAAGAACGGGTTTCCCAAGATCATGACCGCCGTCAAAGGCCCGAAGTCGGTCGAGGAGGGAATCGAGTTTCTCAAGAACTACGACATCGTGGTGCACCCCCGCTGTATTCACACCATCGACGAGCTGACCCTATACAGTTACAAGCAAGACCCCCTAACGGGTAAAATCCTGCCGGTGCTGGAAGACAAAAAGAACCACGTCATCGACGCCCTGCGCTACGCCTGCGAGGCCGTCCGGCGCTCCGGCGCAGCCAAACCGGCAGTATTCAAGCCAATTGCCACTA